CTTTCTCTGATTCCTTATGGGAAATCAATAAGGTTAAGATGGACATTAAGTATTACCAACTAGGTCGCAATTACACTTACCGTTTGGTATGTAAGCTGTTCGAATACAGCCACGAAGAAGTAAACAACCCAGAAAGCGATTTCACAGAATATTCTACCATCACTGAACTCGATGATGTTGGATTGAAACGCCTATTGGAAGTTGGTCCTGGGCAAGAGATTGATGAGAATGGTCACATTCAACAGGCTCTTGAACCTTATCGTACAACACCCGCTGACGACGCATTTGGATTCTAATTATGAGCGATACAAGTATTTTTGGTCTTGACCAGTATTTCTACCACGCATCCACTCGTCGCTACGTTGCTTTGTTCGGCACCTTATTCTCTGATTTGTATATCAAGAGAACGTCTACTGATGGTAGCAAGGAAGATACCATCAAGGTGCCTATTCAATATGCAACCGGTAATATGTATCTTAAGGCGGCGCAAGATGTTGCTCTGAGAGAGAACAAGCAGCTCAGTCGTATTCTGCCTTCAATGGCATACTCTCTACAGAATATATACAAAGATGTTAGCCGCAAAACTAACCCGATGAATAGGTTGAAGGGACCAGCGGTCAGCGCCACTAATCAGAAGCAGTTTCAATACAACCGTGTTCCGTATAACTACATGTTCGAGTTGGTCATCAGAACTAAGAATACTGATGATATGCTACAATTGGTAGAACAGATTGTGCCCGCATTCGATGGCAACCTTTCTGTGACTATTCAAGATACCACTGGAGTTGATGTGGAGCAGGACATCATAATAGTGTTGGACGAAATTGCCATGTCTGATGATTATGATGAAGAAATGCAATCTAGATTGATTGAGTATAAGATCACGTTTGAACTAAAGGGCTATCTGTATAAGAGAACTCAGACAGGATTGGTGATCAAGGAAGTTGACATTCAGTTTGCCGACATTGATGACGCATCATTCATCTACGATGAGCAACCGTATGCTGACAAGTATCCTATTCAAGCTGAGCAAGATAATCTCAATAAGATGAGCACAGTGTTGGAAGGTCTCGGAGTTCAATAAAAAGGAAAATAAAAATGACTACAATGTCCGAAAGGTTAAAAGATACCTTGGGTATGCTGGAATCTCGCGGCGTTGAGATCAAGCGTGCTAATAGTACTGAGTTTGATATTGATGAAGATGGAGTGATCGGCGGACACCCAGGCAGCGGCGGCGGTGCCCTGATCCCCTTCAAACCAAAAGAAGTGGTTACTTCGGTCCCAGAAACAGAGAATTCTGATATTCGGGACGACTATATCACTTCAAGAAATATTACCCATACCCTGATTGATATGGCTGGTAGTGCTCTTGAGGGCGCTCTCAGCGTAGCTATTGAAACTCAACACCCAAAGGCTTACACGGTGTTTAACGAACTAGCTACCACAATGAGAGGTTTGTCTAAGGATTTGCTTGAGATGCAGAAAATCTACAAGGAAATCTCTGCTGAGAAAGCGGCTAAAGCGGCTGCTGAGAAGGCGGCTAATGTCACTCAGAACAACGTGACCAACATCACCACTAACGCTTCTCTATCTGAAGTGTTGAAGATGTTGAAAGAAGGCGGTGGTGATCCGACCCCGATTCAAGCGGTTGATGAGGTGATAGATGTTTGAGAAGAAAGCGATTCAGTATGCTCCGTTTAAGGATGGTGCGGGTCATCCTTTTCCGGTTGAAGACATTATGTTGCCGTATAAAGACACCTACAACGGTAATATCCTGATCAAAAAGGCATTTGTCAAATCTGAGCTTTCAATGAATCACATCATTGAAGCGGCAAGGTGTGAGAAAGACCCGATTTACTTCATCGAGAACTATTGTCGTATTGTTTCTCTGGATGACGGTATCATTCCTTTCAAGCTGTTTGATTATCAGAAGAAGATGATCAAAATGTATGCTGAGAATCGATTCAGCTTGACGCTTACTGCCCGTCAGATGGGTAAGACAGCAGCGATGGCTGCGTTCATTCTTTGGTTTGCCATCTTCCACCCAACTAAGACCATTGCCGTTCTGGCTAATAAGGGTGAACAGGCTCAGGAAATTATGGACCGTATTCGTATGGCCTTTGAGTACTTGCCTTTCTTCTTACAGCACGGCGTTAAGGTATACAACAAGCGTCGTATCGAGTTCGACAATGGCTCGATCATTTTCTCAGCAGCAACTTCTGCTTCTGGTATTCGTGGACGTTCTGTTGACCTTTGTTATATTGACGAAGCAGCGTTCATCGAAAACGACTTGACATTCTACGAATCAACTTACCCGGTTATTACGTCTGGTAAGGAGTCGCGCGTTATTATGACGACAACGCCTCGTGGTGCTCGTGGTATGTTTTATATGCTTTGGCGGGATTCTCTCGCAAATAGAAACTACTACACCAGACTTGAAGTTATCTGGGATGCTCACCCGAAACGCGATGAACGTTGGAAAGAAGAAACCATCGCCAACATTGGATATTCTCGATTCGCCCAGGAGTTCTCTTGTAAGTTCCAAGGGTCTTCAGGCACTCTTATCCCAACCGAAGTGTTGGAAAGAATGCAGTGGATCAACCCTATTCAAGAAGATGAGTATTTCAAAGTCTACTTGGAATACCAACACAAGCACGTTGAGATTCCTGATCCTGAGGATGAAACTGGCCAAAGGAAAATTAAGGTTGCAATGCCTGTTGATCCAACTAAGGACAAGCCAAGAAAGTATCTTGCTATCTCGGACCCGGCTGGGGGATTAGGACAAGACTATTCAGTATGTACCGTATTGGACGTTACTGAATATCCTTACAAAATCGCGGCTAAATATAGGAATAACAATATCAGCCCATTGCTGTTCCCGCATACAATTCTAAATATATGTATGACGTATGGCAATTGTCCTGTCCTCGTTGAAGCGAATAATGACGTAGGCGGTCAGGTTACATATATCTTGTATTATGAACTTGAATACGAGAATATGATTCTAACGTCTAACTCAGAACGCGCCATCGGCGGATTGAGAGAAGGCGGTAAAGGCAACGCTGCGCTACCTGGCGTGAAGACAACCAAAAAGGTTAAATCCATTGGATGTTCAAACCTCAAGACATTGCTTGAAAATGAGTATCTGGTTATTGAGGATCAGGAAACTATTGAAGAACTAGGCACATTCATCGCCAAGGGCGCAAGCTACGAAGCCGATGAAGAATGTCACGACGACACCGTAATGCCATTGGTGTTGTTTTCTTGGTTCATCAAGACCGAGCTTTTCAACGAATATTGTGGTAGTGATATCGGCGCTGATCTCTATAGGAGAAACGTCAATATTGCTATGGAAAGTATTCTACCATTCGGCTACATTGAAATTGCAAATAATGAAGTCGTTGAGTATGCTGCAAATATTGGCGGTCACGCCATGAACGTAACTGAAAATAATATGATGTCGTTTGAACAATGGATGGCCCTGTAGGATACATCTAAATATTACTAGGTTGAACTTTAACAAGATAAAGGAAGATTTATGCTATTTTTATCGCCTGCTGTCCTTACTTCTGAGGACGATCAAACCCTATACACCACGCAGGTAGCCAATAAAGTTGGCGCTATTGCTGGTGCCTTCCAATGGGGTCCAGTAGATGCCCCTACACAAATCACAAACGGCGAAAAGGAATTTGTTGCCAAATTCGGCATTCCTGACAACGTAACGTATCCGTATGTAATGCCTTTGCTAGACTTCTTCTCATACAGCAAGGCTGCATGGGTTGTTCGTCAAGTGGGTGCTGCTGCGCGTAACGCATTCCCTACAGGTCAAACGGCTGAACTCGTGAAGAACGATGACGCATTTGACGCGGGCAATTTCACAGGTTCTGACTTTATCGCCAAGTATCCTGGAGTTGCTGGTAACGGTCTTGCTGTCGTAATTATCGACCAAGCCCACTTCGATGGTCATGAACTAGCTAACCAATTCACGTATGTTCCCATCGCTTCTGCCGGTGAATATGCTATCGCTGTGGTTGATACCACGGGATATTGGACTGGTACGGCTCAAAAGAAACAAAAAGAAAGCCTATATGTAACTGGCTCTGCTACGGCAAGCGCGACGATCACTGTATTTGGTGTTCCTGTTACAGTTGCTGCTAATGATACGGCTTCCGCAGTTGCTGCTAAGATTGCTGGTACTGCTGGCATCGTTGCACTATTCGATTCTGTAGTTGCTAACGGCAGCATCGTTACCTACGTTGAGAAAACTGCTGGCTACTCTACGGTGACTCCTGCTCCTGCGGCTCAAAATGGCGTGGCTTTCGCTACTACGATTGTTGATCCAGGTTCTCTAGGTGGCGTTCTAGAGAAGTATGAATTGATGACGTCTAATCCTGCTGCTCGCTTTGCCGACGGCACAACTCAGTACTATGTGGACGCTATCAACAAGGGTTCTAAGTACATCCGAGTTGGCGACAAGTCAATTGCTCTTTCTAACCGCACAGTGGTTCTAGCTGGTGGTGTGGATGACCAAGTGGTTAACGTCACAGAAGGTTTCCAGCTATTCGCCAACCGTGAAGCATATGATATTCAGTTCCTAATCGCTCCTGCTGTTAGCGAAGCTGAACAAAAGGCGATCATCGACGTTGCTGAAACTCGTATGGATTGTATGCCTTTCGTGGCTCCGATGTTGGCTGACGTTGTGAATAACCGTGGTAATGAAGTAGCTTCTGTTCTAGATTGGCGTCAAAACCGTCTAAACAAGGACTCTAATTACTCATTCGCAGTCGACAACTGGGGTTACATGTACGACAAGTACAACGATGTGTACCGTTGGATTCCGGCTACTGGTGGTACGGCTGGTATCTTCGCGCGCACGTTCGTTAACAACGATCCTTGGATTAGCCCGGCTGGTCTAACGCGCGGTAAGTATTTGAACTACACTAAGATGGCTTGGTCTGCATCTGAAGATGACCGTAACGCTTTGTACCCATTCGGTATCAACAGCATTGTTACGTTCCCGTCTGATGGTATTGTCCTTTACGGCGATAAGACGTTGACTCAACGTCCTTCTGCTTTCAGCCGCGTGAACGTCCGTTGGGCATTCATCGTTGCTAAGCAGAGTGTTGCTGCTATGGCACGTTACTACTTGTTCGAACTAAACGATGCTAGCACTCGTGCTCAATTCGTGAATGCGGCTACTCCGTTCTTGCGTAACATGAAGAACCGTCGCGCGTTTGAAGATTTCCGTGTGATTTGTAACGCCGACAATAACGATGCCGATACGCGCTTGCAAAACAAGTTTGTTGTTCAGTTGCTATTGAAGCCTACTTACTCTATCAACTGGGTGATCTTGAACTTGTCTGCTATCCGTCCGGACGTGGCATTTACAGAAAACTCTTAATATTGAAGGGGAGTAAATCTCCCCTTCCTTTGAAAAGGAAATAAAATGCAGATTTCTCAAATTCGCCAAGCCGTTCGTTCTGGTCTAGTCCGTACTAACCGCTGGCGTGTCACGGTGAACCTACCTGGTTATGCCGGTAGTCAAGCGGATGCTTCACAAGCCTCTCTACTTGCTCGTACAACTAGCACGCCTTCATCTGCTATTGGTGTAATCGAGCTAACGTGGGGCGGACGTACATTGCCGGTTCCTGGTGATCGTACCTATGAAGAATTCACTGTTACGTTCATCGGCGTCAATGATATGAACGTGTACAATGCATTCCAGAAGTGGTCTGAAAACATCAACGGTTCTGACTCTAATACGGGTCTAACCAGTCTTGATAACATCATGAACGACATCACGTTGGAACTACTAGACGTGAACGACAATGTTACAAAGACTTTCGTTCTACATGACTCTTGGCCCGCTACGGTTGGTCAGATGTCTATGGATTCGGGCGAAATGGATGGCTACGCTCAATATGATGTAACTTTCCGTTATGTCAACTACAGCCAGCCTAACGTAACGCTGTAATCTTCAAATAAGAAAGGGACTCTAACGAGTCCCTTTTGATTTGTGGGTTAGCCCTAAATACTAATACTACATTAACGAGGGCAATTATGGCACTCCAATCATCTATTCGCAATGGCTTCTCCCGCTTGTTTCTAGGCACGGAAGTTGCTAATCCAGAGCGCGAAGAAGAACAGAAAATCATCCAAAAACAGACCCTGGTGGCTGTTGAAAACGATGATGCATCCGATCTTATTGACGTTAACCATTACTACACTACCGGCTTTGCTAATCAGCTGGATATGCGTAATCAGGCTGAAGTCATCAATGAATATCGCTCTATGGTCATCCACTCTGAGGTGGATAGAGCAGTGGATGATATCATCAATGAAGCTGTTACCGCAGACGCTGACGAAAGCCCTGTTGTTATCAGTATCAAGGATATTCAGGAAGGATTGGCCCAAGAAACGAAAGATAAGATTATCAAGGAATTCAACTACTTGATTCGCTTGTTGAAATTCGATCTTCGTTCTTATGAAATCTTCAAGCAGTTCTATGTCGATGGTAGACTCTACTACCACAAGATCATTGACCCTCAGCGCCCCAAGAAGGGCATTCTGAAGCTGGTTAATCTAGACTCTCGTTCAATCAAGAAGGTTAAAGAGATTGCAACTGAGACCGACCCTCAAACAAAGATCGATCGCATTGTAGATACTCGCTCATACTTCTTGTATGACCCGACCTACGCGACTTCAGCATCAAACGATACCGGTGTTCGCTCTAACCTAGTCTCTCGCGTAGAGCAGGCTCTGGAACTGAGCCTAGACACGGTAGCATTCGTGCATAGCGGGATTATATCGGGTGATGCTGGTAACGTTATCCTAGGCCACCTAGAGAAGGCTAGAAAGCCTCTAAATAACCTCCGTATGCTAGAGGATGCCTGCGTAATCTATCGTATTACGCGTGCGCCTGAACGCCGCATTTTCTATGTGGACGTTGGTACGCTTCCTAAGAAGGGTGCTGAGGAATACATGATGAGCCTGATCAATAAATACCGGACTAAACTGGTATATGACGGCACAACGGGTAAGGTTAAAGGCAATTCTCACCAAGTCTCCATGATGGAAGATTATTGGTTGCCTCGTCGTGAAGGTGGACGCGGTACTGAGATTGATACTCTACCTGCCGGCGAGAACCTAGGCCAAATTGAAGATTTGCGTTACTTCCAGAAGAAACTGCTTGAGTCGCTGAACGTGCCTAAGTCGCGTCTGGAAAGCGAAGCTACCATTTCTATTGGTAACCGCGCTACGGAAATCAACCGTGATGAAATTAAGTTCAACAAGTTCGTTCAACGTCTACGCCGCCGTTTCAACGGTTTGTTCCTAGACCTTTTACGCACTCAGTTGATTTTGAAGGGCATTACGACTGCGGATGACTGGGAAGAAATTGTTCTACCATCACTCTCATTCGACTATGCTTCTGATGAATTCGTCAAAGAAGAACAAGAAGCACAAATTATGGAAGGCCGTCTAAATGCCCTCCAGCAAGCTGATGAATACGTTGGTAAGTATTTCTCTAAGCGTCAAGTCCAGAAGAAGATTCTGCGAATGACTGATGAAGAGATCAAGGAAACCGCTGAAGAGATTGATGAAGAGATCAAGGCTGGTGAGTATCTATCGGCTCAAGATCAAGCTGATATGGATGCTGGTATCCATGACGACCAACTAGATGCGCAGATTAAGGTTGCTAAGGCAACTAAACCTCCTGCCCCAAGTAAAAAGTAAAGGACTAATATGGAAAAGCAAGACATCATCAATTCGTTTCTGTCTAAAGACGCGGACAAAGTAACCGAAGCCAAAGCTGCTCTAAAGTCGCTTTTGACTGCTCGTATGACTCAGTTCCGTTCGGACTCTTCAAAATTCATCGCTAAATCGCTGTTTGAATCTGGCATGACTTTTGTTCCGCCTGGTATTAAGGTTGGTGACTATGGCGTGAATGCTGCCGGCGCTAAGGTTGTGGTCACACAAGTCCTAGGCGATGGTATGCTAGAACTGAAGCATATTGAAGGCGGCACTCTATACAAGGCCGCTGGAGATTTTACCCCTGAAGGCGGAACGCCGCCTGGTAAAGGAGCGTAAGCTATGATGTTCCTACGCGAGTGGGCGCCAAATATGGAAACCCTTACCGAGCAAACTGCTGAAGGTAAGGTTCTGTATTTGGAAGGTCCAATGATCATGACCGAAAAACGTAACCGCAACGGTCGTATCTATGAAAAAGCAATGATGGAAAGCTCAGTCGATACTTACATCGAGAGCTATCTAAAGGCCAATCGTGCTATTGGTGAGCTAAACCATCCTGACTATCCGTTCCCTAATATCAAAGAAGCGGCTGTCTATATTGAGTCTCTATCTTGGCAAGGGACTGATGTTATTGGAAAAGCGCGCGTACTAAATAATATTCACGGACAACAAATCAAGTCTCTAGTGGAAGCAGGTTTCCGCATGGGGATGTCTACTCGCGGTCTTGGTAATGTCGTAGAACGTTCCGGCCAAAAGTATGTCACAGAATATATGCTCAACGCCATCGACGCGGTTGATATGCCTTCGGGACAAAACTGCTATATGAACGCATTGAAGGAATCTACTGAGTGGGTTCAACAAGGCGGAATCTGGGTTGAGAAAGAGAACCAAGAAAAGGCTCAGGCTCTGTTCTTGGAGAAATTCGAACAATTGATTCACGAAATCAAGAAGGCTAAATAATGGGTATCTTCAAAGACCTATATGAATCTGCTGGCGGTTCAGTGCCACAGAAGCGTACATTTGTTGTTCATGTTACCCCAAAAGGTAAATCTGAACCTGAAACATATGAACATGAAGCTTATAGCCCACGAAGCACTGTAAGGCATCACCAGGCTGAAGGTAATACGCTACATAAGATTGTTGATAAACATACTGGCGAAGATGTTACCAACGAATAAGTTGGCGACTAAATACTCTCTATAAACGAATTACCCGAAAGGAACCAAAATGGAACTACTAAAAGCCCTTTTTGAAAACGCTGAACTACCTGCAGATTTCAAAGAAAAGACCACGACTCTTTTCGAAGCTGCTGTTGACGAAAGCGTCAAGGCTGAACTCGTCAAGATCCAAGAATCATATGATGCAAAGCTAGTTGAAGCTAAGGCTGCATTTGCTGCTGATGCCGTCAAGACTGTTGATGCTCTAGTTGAAGAAACCGTCCTAGAATGGGCCAAGGAAAACGCAGTTGCTCTAGACTCTGAAATCAAGGGTCAGATCGCTGAGTCGTTCCTACAAGGTCTAAAGGGCGTGTTTGAAAAGGCTGATATCGAACTAAGCGGCGATACGGCTGGTAAGGAATTGGTTAAGCTACAAGAGGCTAATGCTGCTCTATCGGCTGAAGCTGCTGCAACTAAGCAAGCTCTAGTTGAGGCTCAAGGCGCTCTATCTCAGATCAAGCGTAAAGAAGTTATTGCACAAGTTACTGAAGGTCTAGCTGACACGCAAATTCATCGCGTCACTAAGCTATTGGAAGCATTCGACTTCAAGACTGAAGACGACTTCCGTAACAAGGCTGCTCTAGTTGTTGAAGCTGTTGGTGGTAAGGCCATCAAGGGCACTCACGATGCAGACGGCGTTATCGTTGCTGTAACTGGCGATACGACTCCTGTTGCTACTAGCAAGATTGACTCTGCATCTACGGGTGTAGAAAATCCTGAAGGCGTGCTAGTTACCAAGCCAGCTGGTGCTGAAAGCGGTGCAAATGGAGCAAACGCCTCTGCTGAAGGTGCAGACGGTAAGGGCGCAGTTGTGAAGGATCCAGTAACAGAAGCGTATAACCACGCACGTGACACATATGCGCCTCACTTCGAAGCAGATATGGTTGCCGAAACCCTAAAGCTGTTCAAGTAATCCGTATCTAAATATCTTTTGAGGCGATAGGGAAGTACAAGACTATCGCACGGGGAGCAAACACTCCCCGTTTATGTTTCGATTCAATCTCCTGCTTAGAGAACTAAGTAATAGTAGATATGAATCAAAAGGGAGCGCAAACCTCCCTTTATAAAATTCTCTTTGAGCTTGGACTCGATTAGAAACCTATGAGGATGGCGTTTGCAAAACATCCTCTAAATATAGTTGTATGTTAAAACTTTAATAGGAAATACAAATGGCACTCGTCACTGAAGAAATGCTAAACAAGTGGAAGCCTGTTCTAGAGTCCACCGACTCACAATCAGCTGCTGAATTGAACCAACAAAAGATCGCTGCTCGCCTCTTGGAAAACCAAGAAGCATGGTGTAAGTCTAATCAGCAATTCCTATTGGAAACTGCTGCTTCTACGAACGCTACTGGCACTTCTGTTGCTACGTGGTCTCCCGTTCTTATCAAGATGGCAAAGCGTTTGCCTCCGATGCTTATCAGCATGGAATTCTTCGGCGTACAACCGCTAAAGACTCCTGATGGTCTAGTATTCGCAATGCGTTCGCGTTATACGAACCAAACCGGCGCTGAAGCTCTATTCAACGAAGCTAACTCTGCATTCTCTGGTGCAGGCGCGCAAGCTGGTTCTATGACCGGTCTACCGAAGGACTACATCACAACGGGTACGCCTGCTGTTGATCCTACAACTGGTACCGGTATGTCTACGGCTACTGCTGAATCTCTAGGGTCTACGACTCCTTGGGCGCAGATGGCTTTCAGCATCGAAAAGACGACCGTGTCTGCAAAGGCTCGTGGTCTATTCGCTGACTACACGCACGAACTACGTCAAGACATGCAAGCTGTTCACGGTCTTGAAGTTGACTCGATCCTAAGCGAAATGCTAGTGACCGAAATCCAAGCTGAAATGAACCGCGAATTCATCCGCACGATGTTGATCGCTGCCAAGTACGGCGCAGCTGGTGCAACTAAGGCTGGTCTATTCGACGTTACCGTTGATACTGACGGCCGTTGGATGATGGAACGTTGGAAGGGTCTATTGTTCCAAATCGAATTGGACGCTAACGCTATCGCGATTGATACGAAGCGTGGTAAGGGTAATCGTTTGCTAGTTTCTCCTAACGTTGCTTCTGCTTTGGCAATGGCTGGTGTTCTAGAATACAACCCTAACCTAGCAACCTCTATCAAGGTTGATTCTACGTCTAGCACGTTCGCTGGTGTTTTGGCTAACGGTATGCGCGTACACATCGACCCGTATGCTGATCGCGAGTTCTACTGCGTTGCATACAAGGGCGCTAACGAAATGGACGCTGGTATTTTCTACAGCCCGTACACTCCGTTGGAAATGTACCGTACTGTTGGTGAAGACAACTTCAATCCGCGTATGGGTTTCAAGACCAGGTACGCTATCAGCGCCAATCCTTTTTATAAACAGGATGCGTCTGGTACGCCCGCTACTGGCGCTGGTCTTGGTCAAGGTGAGAATGGATTTTACCGGAAAGCGGTCGTGACTAAACTATTTTGAGAAATGAGGGTTTCGGCCCTCATGCTCCGAGTAGTTAAGCAATAAATGGAAAAGCCCTCAGGAATCCTGAGGGCTTTTTTGTTATACTCCGTGGGTCTTTTTGAGATGAACGTTTAATCTGGCTGTGGTTGTCTCCATTCTACATATAGTACAAGAGGCTCGAATTCTAGGATATTTTCCTTTGTTGCCGGTTATATCCTTTCTGAGACTCTTGTCTCCCGTACACTTACCTTCTCCGTGGTATGCAGCTAGATTGTTGACCGCAGTATTTTCTCCGCAATGAGGACAATCAACTCTATCTCTCTTCAATCCTTGAGCCTTGATATTGGCCGCAGATTTCTTACGACCTAACTTAAAGGATTCGTCGCTCACAGCCGCGCGTGCCTTCCTGGCCACCTCTTGTAAATCAGGACGGTTTAAGGCTGTCTGCCTCATGGCTTCGCTGTACGCTTTCCTAAACTCGGGATCGGTCTCAAGCTTCTTTTTGAGACCCTCTATCATCAAATCTCCATGCGCCTTCTTTTCTTCTGGCGATTTGGAATCCCAATGATCCTGAACAGCTTGTTTGAGTCTGGCCAGTTCTTCGGGCGTTCTCTCGCTTGTATTACCATCACCGCCTTTAGTGATGTTACAAAGGATACCTCCTTTATCATAAGCCTTTCGGCCCAGGAAGGCAATCATGAATATCTCTAGTTCAACCGCTTGTTCCTTAGAGATACCGATATCAACTATCTCAACTTCAGGCTCTAATCCATTCTTCAGAATCATTTGAATGGTGCGGTTCTTGTGGGGATTGTAACCAACCTCTCCGCCAGAGGCTTCCTTCTGATGTACCAAAGGTCGTCCGTCTGGATTATCGTAGATACTCAATCCCACATAGAAAATCTTGTTTCTGCCAGAGGAATCAACCTTTAACGGGTTCCTCAATAGATATACCAAAGCCATAGCATCCTCCTTTTAGCCTATTATACCCTAAAGCACTAAAAAGAAAAGCCCTTCATTTCTGAAGGGCTTTTGCTTTATGTCAACACTACATAACTATTGCCATGACGCCGCCATACCTCTCGAATCTGCTTGATAGTTCCTTTCTTGAGCAAACGAAACAAATCTACATCTTCCCTAGTCTGGAGGCAATACTTGCGATTCACCGGCAACTTACCCATGATCAGAATGTGATCAATAATCGCTTTCTTTCTCTCTGTTCCGGGTGTCATGCCCTGCCAGGCAAAAGCAGGGTATTCTACACAGACAAACTTACGAGCGGGCGCGTGCGCGGACTTCTTCAAACTTCGGGACATAGTCAACAAATCCGTCGCTGAAATAACGCCTCCAACCCTTCTGCGATTGGAACACCGTGTAGTCCGATGTCACAATCAAATCGTCGCCATCGTACTGCGTATGAGCCAGACCAGTCAACGACTTCTTGCTTGCGTCTGTCTTAGGTTCCTTCAGAAGATTGACCCAAACTCCACCGCCCAAACGAGCCGTTGCCTTCATCGAGAAGCTGAACTCATCGCGGCCAGGACCATGAGTCAAACCGCCGCCCATACCAAACGTCAGATTATCCAGCGAGTACCCAGACTTGACCAGATTGTCCAGAATCTTCACCAGAGAATCTTGGTTGATGCCGTCACCCTGGATAACGCGAACTGAAGGATGCAGCGTTTTGAATCCCATGGCGTTATCAGTAGAACCAAACTTCTCATCAAGCCATTCGATCACTTGAATAGGCTTGGTCATAGGATCGCCCGAATCAGGCCGTGCAACGAGAACGCCGCCAGATGCAACAATACGTTCCTTCAGACGTTCTCCCAGATATTCCTTGACAAAACGTTCATCATCATACGTATCAATCACAACCGATTGCAACGGAATGCCGATGCCGCGTTGAGTACGCTTAACCGCTTCTTCCAGACGAGTAACCGACATCTCAGCTGCACCAAAGTCATCCTTGGTCTTAGCATCCGAGTGCGAGCACATTACGCTATGCTCCGTCGCGTCAACCGAACTGAGATAGTTCTTGCTGGTGCGATACAGCTTCTTGATATAGCGACCGGCGCTGAGACAGTCAGAACCGCTGAACAACGTGCCGTGAGCGATTGCTGCCAAAATCGCGCCATCTTCGCCATCTGCACCGCGATCACCAAAGTTATGCAGCTTGTATTCCAGCAGTTCCTTAGTAGAACCGGTGAGTGCAGTAACTTCCTCAAGCTCTTTGTAGCAGTAGCGGCTGATCGATGCAACTGTGGTCATCTTCCACATGATACGCTGAACAACCGTTTCAACATAGGAAACCAACCAGAAGAAGCGCGGGTCAGTATTCACAATACCCAGAATCGGAGTGTTGGGTTTGACAACCGTACCTTCCTCAACTCCGTAGACATCCAGAGGCAGACGACCGTCAAACTCACGGACGATGGTTTCCCAATCTTTACGGTTGAACTCATAACCGTAGGCATTGACTTCCAGTTCGGCTTCGTCAATCATTTCTTGAGTAATACGAACAGCAGCCAGTTCAGCCGCCACAAACGTTGCGCCGGTGGCAACAATTTCCTTCGTATATGCAGAACCCTTGCGAGGCACCACCGTCGAGTAGATGAATTGAGTATCATCCGGATACTCAGCGAAGTGATGCAGCTTGTAGCTATCGCACAGAAGAATGAAGTTTGCCGCAAGAATCGAATTCAAAGACATTATTATTTTCCTTACATACCCAAAAGAAGATTATCCAACTGTTGCAGTTCCTTCTCAACCTTCACGAAGTGCTTCACCATGAAGATGTGATCATCATACGTTTCAGCGGCGATATCATCCAACCGTTGTTGGTGAACCCATTCATATCCAGCCGCGTCATCAGCCGGATAGATTTCAGGGAAGTCATCAAACATATCAGTGATATCGAAATACACTCCCAACGTACTACGGGGAATACCCATTGCCCGATGCGGGTCATCGAACAGCTTAGTTGCCTTGATACATTTCTCCAAGGCATCAGGCGGAATATTCGGGCGGCATTCCTCATAAAATTCACGAATCGCAGCTTGTTGGAAAGTCTCATCGCGGTTCTTAAACCCGCCAGGAGTAGCCTTGCAGCCTTTACCCGGAACGCGAGCGCGGATGATGAACAAGAAGTAATCGCGCCAACGAACAATCGCATCCGCACAGCTGAAGTTCAACGTTTCCTTATACGGATATCCAGAGAAGCGCAAAGCCTCATCTTGATAATACTTCCACTCTTGCTGTAGGTCCATATTGAAAGGCAACGAATTCAGATATTGAATAGTCGCGTAGGGAACTTCTTTGTGCATCTTATTCAGCAGCAAATCTGTCTGATACCCATCAAACCAAGCCTTACGCAGCGTCGTTGCGTCCATGCTACTCTTGGCTGGTGTAATGCCTTGTTTCCATTCCGGAAACATCTTCAGGTAGAACGTCGATTCATCCTTGTCGCTACCATACAGCGTAATCGTATCTTCCCAACGGGCTTGCGAATTCACATTCATGCGAACCATTTCTGCCCAAGCATCGTTGTCAAGAGGATCATCAGGCAGCGGCTTAAACACAAATCTAACTGATGGCGGAATCTCATAATCCGCCCAGATGTTCTCAGAAATCAGTTCTTCCCGCTGCTTTACCGTGAGGGGATTCTTGATCGACACGCGACGATTGCTAGAGCCTAGCAGGATGATCACCACATCGTTTTCCAGCGCTGCACGACGCACATGGTCGTGATGTTCATTATGATAGCCTTCAAAACGACCAATCAATACACCAATACGCTTACTCATCAATCAGTCACTCCGCTACGAAAATAAAACGCGCCATCTTCAAAACCATAATCTTCTCGATCTTTCCATTCTTTGGCCGGAATGAAAGGGCGGATCGCATTTTTGATCGCATCTCCATGTTTCCTTCGGCTAGCAATAGGATCGCCGCCTACGTGCCAAATAATATCGCGGAGGAAAATCGCTTCTTCAACTGTCAAATTGAGTTGAATGAATTCCTCATCAACAACCTTTTGTACCGGAATCAATACTTTACTGGCTTCAGCCATTTTTACATTCTCCATCGTTAAGGATACATCTATTATACCCTAATATGCGAAAAAGTAAAGAAAAATGCCCTGAGATTTCTCCCAGGGCATAAGTACATAAATGAAAAGTTTGTTATGAAGAAGATTGGCGGGCCGTCGAGGAATCGAACCCCAGTAACTGGATTTGGAGACCAGCGTAATACCACTATACGAACAACCCATAATTTGGAGTCACATGCGGGAGTCGAACCCGCCTTACCTGATAGAAAGTCAAGTGTCCTAACCAATAGACGAATGTGACATAGACTGTTTCTTGTTTGGGTACAGTTAAACCCATAGTAATCGGAGGGATGAGCGCGGAATCGAACCGGCCCAACTGGAGATCAACCCAGTACTCTACGGCGTCCATGTCAAATATATTGTTTCTCCGATGCGGCCAGCGCTAGCAGAAAAGGTTCCGCAATATAAGTGTGTAGATCATCCCATTGAAACTTGGTGGACCGTGTCGGATTCAAACCGACCTGTATCCTACTTGCAAAGCAGGTGACCACGTCTAGCAGTCCCACAGCCCATATTACTACTTAATCGTTGGCAGGGGTGGTAGGATTCGAACCTACGATAACCGGGTCAAAGCCGATTGCCTTGGGCCTCTAGGCGACACCCCAACTGAAGGAAGTTGGCTGTTATCGGGAATCCACTTCCCAACACAATCCAGTTCTTAGTGGATACAGATAACTTCCTTTTAAACTTTGGTGCCCGGTGTCTGATTCGAACAGACAACCCACTGCTTACAAGGCAGTCGCTCTACCGTTGGAGCTAACCGGGCATTAGAGAGTCCAAATTATTTAACGTTGCTGTCCTCTACAAGCCCACAACGCTTCCCATCCCGATGAGAATTTGGTGCCAAGGGCCGGATTCGAACCGGCACGCCCTTTCGAACGGCGGATTTTGAATCCGCTGCATCTACCTATTACACCACCCTGGCAATACTGGTGGGCGAAGTGGGACTTGAACCCACACGTCTTTCGACACTGGCTTCTAAGACCAGCGCGGCTGCCAATTACGCCATTCGCCCAAATTAGTGGAGAACCAGTTAACTTCGGGGAAACTGGTGCCGCGATTATCTCCTCAAACGGTCTTCATTTACCGCCACTGGTGGCAAGGCAAATTCTTTTAAACTTGGTGGGTGCAGTAGGATTCGAACCTACAACGTTTCTTAAGTAACTGATTTACAGTCAGCGCCCTTCAGCCATTTGGATACACACCCATAAAACTTTGGTCACCCTGGAAGGATTCGAACCCTCACCACCTGGTCCCAAACCAGGCATGCTAACCGTTAAACACTACAGGGAGATAGTATTACTACTTAGCACATTTCCAAAGCAGGTCGCAACTCCTACGTCGCTGGGTACTAAACGACCCAGTATCCTTGCTCGCTAGAAGATTTGGAAAACTTGGCTCTCATCATGGGAATCGAACCCAATCTTAAAACCCGTATACCAGGCTCGTGCTTACCATTTACACCATCAGAGAATTGAAACTTTGGTCCGCAGGGCTAGAATCGAACTAGCGACACCAGGCTCTTCAGGCGAGTGCTCTACCAACTGAGCTACCTGCGGATATTTGGTTGCGGGCATAGGAATCGAACCCATTCCCTGCTGGCTTATGAGACCAGAGTCCCCCTTGGGAACCCGCAATTAAACTTTCAATATTTTTGATAACTAGCCGCAGGCCGCCACAACATCGGCCATCATTTTCTAGAAATTTTCGCGCGTCTAGGGTTGGGAGTTTAAATCCCATTAGGGTATTTGCGACTTGGGGCATACTTGGCGCCTCACCAGAGGACTCGAATCGAACGGTTCGCCTTTCTCATTCCATTAGATTATGCATAAATCTGCCGGAAGGATTTCAACCTTGCTCGTAGCTAATTACCAAAAATATTGGCTCCGCATCTGGGTAACGATCCCAGCTAGTCATTGATTAACAGTCAAGTCCGTGCACCATGCTCGAATTCTGCGGAACTGTCTTACTACATAAACATCTATTATAACGGTTTACATACAAAAAGTAAAGCGTTATAATATGAATTAGTGCCGTACTTCACTATGTAACCCCTAGAACACACTTAGTGGGAAGCGGTATACAATCGGCTAGATTACTTAGGGGTGACTACTGGGACTTGAACCCAGACTTACCAGATTCACTGTCTGGTTCTCTACCAAATTGAGATATAGCCACACCTAAGCAATCGTAAAACTACTTAGGTCAAACTTTAGGTATCAGTCTTTGCTTTAAATGCAACACCAGCGGCCAAACCGCCTAGTCCTGCCATCATAGCACCGAATCCTGTACCAAATGTTACATAATCAAGAGTTCCTGTTTTATAGATAGAGACAATGCCTCCAGCAACAAAAGTAGGAATACCGGTGGTGGAAAGGGCCGCACCAGCTACTCTAAAAGGACAATAAGAAGTGCCGTTATTTTCAGTCAGGCAATCTTTGATCAGTTTTACTAACGATCCCATTATTCATCCTCAAAAACCAAGCATCATCGCATTGCGGATATTGCTTTAGAAAATCCGCATTAGCGCGTTGATATGTTGTCTCAATTACTGATGGATGCGCTCCCTCTTTGATTAGAGTCCCTAGAACCGAAGTGCTAGCAGCTACCATATCTTTGTAACGATACATCACATTTCCTATTTGGAGCAGGTGACAGGATTCGAACCCGTCTCAACGGAGTGGAAGTCCGCGGCACAACCTCTATACCACACCTGCATAAATTTGCATCTACAAACCCTAGGCGGTCGTTATTAACCAATCTAGGTTGAATATTTGTAGATGACTATATTTGGCGGCTAGTAGGGGAATCGAACCCCTATGTTCGGATAGACAGTTCAACATAATAACCGTTATATGAACTAGCCATTCTTTCTTACAAAATTACTTAGTCGCTGCGCAAACAGCCTTTTTATCGGCGGTGAACTTTGCGATATCATCAGGCCACACCGACTTTGCGGCTACAGCCTTATTGCCAGGAACCGGGAAAGTAATTCCAGTATCCTTTTCAATCTTTGATTCCGGTACCAGATACGGCGTCATATCGTTTTTGATAGACAAAGCCTGATGAGGGAACTCAAAATCCATTTCTTCCTTAGTCGCTGTATCAATCACGATTTTATAGAAAGCGTGCGGCACAACAACCTTATTAGGACCAATTGTCTTGTCTTGCGGACCATAGATCGGACCAGTATAGACTTGCATCGTATGCTGACGATTAAACGCCCAACCACGCACATTTGTCTCTAGCTCTTCCCAGATACCCGCATTAAACGGATGGATCTGCGGTGCCATATTAGACAATAGAAAACTTTCCTTGTCCACATTCAAATCCCAAGCCATATCAGCATTATTAGCCAAATGGCCCTTATCATATCCGCTGTTAGTGTAGTCTTTCAACTCAGCGCGCTTTCCAACAGGAAGCAAAGGATCAGGAATGAAACTATCTTGACGCGGAACACAACCTTCTGAATGCTTCGGAGTCAACGTATATGCAACCCAAACCGGAATCTTGGCAACATCGTCATGCTTCAAAACATATGCTTTATGGCACAACTGAGTACCGACTACCTTATCTGTAGGTAGACCCAACGGGGCTTCTACCGAAGCGATGGCGCAGGGCGTAGAGGCTGCATAAGATGCCGGAGCGCTCACTAGAGTCGATACGGCGATTACTAATGCTGCTAGAAATTTCTTCATCTTTATCCAAAGTTTGTTAAAATCTGGCGGGTTACTATCGTCCCGCAGGCACCTTCAAGAGCACCAGGTTAGGCTTCTCTTAAGCATATCGTATCCCCAAGCGTCCGAGGGGAATCAACTGTAACTTCAGTTTACATTATCACGGATTTCACAGCCCGTTTCCTGCCGATTGTACTCTTACGACCAATCCCACATATGGCTCTTGGGATTCTCAAAAACCATCGGCTCATAATTATCAGGGTCTTTCATATACTTGATCAACTCCTGCTTATTGTGAGACCGCAATTCTATTTCACGATTTTGGCGAAACCAACGGCTGGGAGTCCAAGCATTCTTGGAGCGACTTTCGCCATGGATTCGTTTGTATTCGTGGTTTCTTTCTTGTTCAGACATAGGACGAAAGAATTCTTCGGTTCTGCCCCAAATCCAACAATCACCTCCATCCTTTTGATAGTATTCATAATCGGAAGTGGTATAGAAACCGTTGGTCTTACGTCCCTTGTTATCCCAGCTATTACGTTGTGTATCTTCGAAATTTTTACGTCGAAAGGTTCTGCTCATTTAGTTTCTCCATATATGTTAACTTACATATATGAGAAGCCTTGTAATGATGAACAATAAACATAAATCTCCTAATTGGCGGAAGCAGTAGGATTCGAACCCACGGACCCAGTGAAGAGTCGCCAGTTTTCTAAACTGGTGCAATCGACCGCTCTGCCATGCTTCCAGTAAAACTACTTAGCCACTTGTCGTTGAACATGCTGATTTGCATGCGCTTTCGCTTCGTGCTCGCTATCAAAATGATAGTCGTTTTCCTTGCCGGTGTACTTACCGTCCACGTAATGCGTTACTCGGTACTTGTCGCCAGTAGGTTTGACCTTGGCTTCATGTTGAGCTCCACCGCGTCTTTGTGCCGTAGCAGTATGTACAAAACCGTGTTGATCAGGCTCAGTTTGTAAGCCTTCGTGTAAATCTGCAAACTTACCCATCTGAACTCCAAATTTGGTACCAGGGGCAGGATTCGAACCTGCGACAAACGGATTATCGGTCCGCTACTCTACCAACTGAGTTACCCTGGTATTGTAAAATTACTTAGTACTGGTCCCGCGTCAAGGAATCGAACCTCATTCTGACGGTGAACATACCGCCCATCCTACCAATAAACGAACGCGGGATAAAACTGGTGGTAGTGGAGGAATCGAACCTCAAAATCCCGAATGCAGTATCTCAATCACTGACGCCTGTTTAGTGATCGTCGGGTTCCCAATACTGTAGGCACCTTGCCTAACTACCGTGAAACTTGGCCGGAACTGATGGAATTGAACCATCAATTTGTCTTTCACTACTCAGATCGTATCGCACTCTGGCGCCGTTTTAATTTCATTACTTCCCAATACACATGGGATTCCTTACCACTTGGATAAGTTCCGTAAACTTGGTCGAGATAGGTGGAATCGAACCACCGACACGCGGAATATGAATCCGATGCTCTACCTACTGAGCTATATCTCGTTTGGAGGGTAGAGAGGGATTTGAACCCACGAACCTTGCGGACCGGGTTTGCAATCCGGCGCTTTTGACCTCTCAGCCATCTACCCCTCAGTAAAACTACTTAGTTGCTGCTTGCTCGCGTGACTTATCGTTCGGGCCGCGCTTCTTTGCGGTATACAAACGCTTCGCTGGATCCTTGCCATGAGCAGGCTTAGTTTGCTTCGGACCCTTTTCGCCGCGCTTATGCATTGCCGTGATTTGCTTTGCTTCAGCGCGCTTCTTAACATTCTTACTTTGACGAGACATAATAACCTGTATTGTAGTTTAAACGAAAGCTTGTATTACTCAAGCAACAAACACTTATACCGCTTATGATGATTGGCTCTGCCTTTGGCCACATCACACATACGAGGAAAATTTAGACCTTGTTCCTTGCAGAACCTAGTCAAGTTTTCAACGATTACTTCATCGCCGTCTGGAGTTATTATCTTCCACAACTTTGATGCAGCTTTGACTATATTACTAATATTCCGCTTAGAATAATCCCTAATGGAATTTAGGTTAGATTTTCCAATCTTATCCTTATGCTCTTCCGACAACTTCCTACCTGACATCGAGTCAGATATTTTCTTTTTGGTTTCTTCAGAATGACTCTTACCAAAAAGAGGATTGTTTTCGCCGGTTGCCGCCTCAGACAGTTTCTTTCGAGTTTCGGCTGAAGGATTCGAACAACCCTCTCCGCCGTCAGTTCCATTTGTTAACGGACCAAATCCCAAATCTCTGCGACCATATTCAGCAATCCAGAAAACTTCCCACATCTCAGCATCATCTGCCGACAAATGCATATTCAAGAATTCTACAAGGATATACTTACCTTCACGTATAGCCTTTCTGATCTTCTTGTTTTTAAATGAATCTGGATTTCCGTCTTTGCCGCCAAGATGATCCCAAGCCCTTCTCTTAATACCCTTTCCTACATAAAATGGCTTGGGATCATCTTCAATTCTAAGTTGATATACATAAAACATATTACCTCTTAAAATAAAGAACTCATGATACGCCAGCCTGGAGCACACCTCGGGGTCAATTCAATGATCACCCACCACACTATACCCAGGATTTAAAAGATCGTTCAGACTTAATAACTTGAAAGTTGAGACTTAAACTTTAGAAATTTAATCTTTGAATCTTTAGCTTTAATCGTTGAACTTTAAGAGTATTTGTATAGTCCCTTTCGGGCCACTATATTAATTGTCCTTGCGAGGATAAAGGTCGCAGTTCAATAGTCGATTTTGGCTCTCGCGGTTTAACGTCCAAGCGAGAAGGGACGCCGAAAGTTTTGAAGCGTTCAGCGTACCATGAGTTCAGTTTTACTACAAAACTACTTAGTCGGCCAGTTCAATCTCAGTCCGAGCATTAGACTCGCTCAGGACGAAATCAACTTCCGTCACAAAATCTTCATACTCACGACGAAGCACCGCGATTTGATCCACAATCTTCTTCGGGTCCAAAAGTTTGGCTTCTTGCTCGCCCTTAACTGCCTTCGCAATCAGGTCGTGCTGCTCTGCCGTAACTTTGCCCTTATCGTTACCGTATGCCGCCATCACACGCTTTTCAACGTCAGCTTCAACACGAGCATTCTGGTTGTTAGCCTGAATCGTAGCGCTGTTATACTGCGCTTGTAGCGTATTGATCAGACGCTCGGTGTACTGGATCGAACTCTTACGTTCAATAGCTTCAGCAACCGTCATCGTCGCGCCGCTGATCGAAACTTGTGTTTTCGAGTTAGCAACGATAATAGCTCGCTTAATGGCATCACGGCGCTTGATCAAATCCCCAACTTGCTGGTATGACGCTTGAATAGTCTTTTCCAGTTCATCCTTCGAAACCGCAGCATTCAGCGGGACTTCCTTGCTACCTCGCACAACAGCAACATAGGTTCCTTGAGCGATCGCATTTTGAATACGGCTGTCAAGGGTCTTCAGTTCAGCCAAACCGCGCGTTACAGTAATCTTCATATTTTCCTTTCTTCTCTTCAGTATAGGTACTTAAACCCGTTAAAATTCAGCGTTAAACGACTTTTTTGCCCATCATCTTTACGATCTCAGGATCGGAAACGACAACGTAATTCGATTTATGCATTGGCATCACAGTGAACTTACGTTCAGCCGCTTCAGCCTCTCGGCGATTATACTCTTCAACCCCGATTTCTTCAATCATTTGTTTACGCAACTCATACTTCTTATCCGAAGCTTGAGGCACCTCAGCAGGGCGATTAGGCTTAACCAATCGATCTGCATGCATTGCTAGAGCACCGCTAATACCAGCGGCTGGATTACGATTACCAAAAGACGGTCGCATAGGTTTCGTTACTAGAGGTTTGGAGTGGCGTTCCAGGAGTTTATCCCATTCAGACGCCAACTCACGTTGCTTCGCATTCGGCTTACGTTTCTTCATACAACCATTAACGACGTTTGTTGAACCCACCAAAGTTCGAGCTAGTCTTCACCGGCTTAGACAGAGACAACTTAGGCGCTGGAGCAGCCACAGGCGCTACAACCGGGGCATGATTCACAGTGACGTTCTTTACAACCTTCTGCTGAATGATCGTCGTATGATTAACAGGCGCAGGTGAGGCGGCAGCGTTCCGGGTCGATAGCTTACCGGCCATAAAGCCAGCAGCCCCGCCTAGGAGCGCTCCGGTGAGAACGCCGCCATTATTACTCTGAGCAGGAGCAGAGACATAAACCGGCTGCTGAACTCCCGCATTCGGGTTTTGCGTCTGATACTGAGGATAGTTGTTATCGTGGCAAGCAGCCATAGAAACAGCCATCAGTGCAGCAAGGAAAATCTTCTTCATTATTGTACCTTGAACTTTGATTGTTAAACTTACGAAATTGCTCCCAACATATTCTTCAGTGCCAGCATTTCGCCGCGAATGTTATGTAGGTTTTTGATCGCGGAGGACTCGGACAGAACCCCATTGCTATGGTAGCAAGCCGCGATACAAGCTAGCACATCGCTGGCGGTCTTTTCGACCAGCTTCAGAACATCCAACGACAACGGCACATCAGCCCCGGTCTTAGTCAGATTGAGACTCATTCGTAGACGACATCCTGTGCAGAGGCAATACCACCAACCTTCAGCCACGCAAACTTCTTATCCTTGTCGATGCGAGCCAGACGCGAAGCTTCAGCCTTAGCCAAGTCTTCAGTGTTGTGAAGCGAAGGATTAGCGGACGCAGAAAACGCGCCAGTAGTCTTGTTCACAGAACCAACAATCCAAAAACCACGGCGAATCGGACCAGTATTAATCATAGTAGGTTTAAACATTCCTTTAATTTTGTGCAGCTCAACAGAGCCACGAAGTTCACTCAAAGTAAAAAATCTACGATTGCCATCATTATACAAAGTATAACCTTGCTCATGACGGTCATTCATTTCCAGACTACGATACGCCCCGTAGGGCGTCTTGTGATACGAAATAACCTTAAGAGTTTCCGATTCCAAATGATACTTCGGAAAACCCTTAATCGAGATCAACTCATTCATCACACCTCATATTAGAAATATCCAGTTTGGACTTCGATTCCAAAACCTCCCGATTTAAATGCGGGCATACTTTCCATTTATACTACTGGATGTTACCGAGACAATCATATTCAATAATTTTGATTATCTCGACCTTTGCGCAATCATGGCGCGCCGGAAAGGAATCGAACCCTCAACCTGGGGAGTAGAAATCCCCTGCTCTATCCAGTTGAGCTACCGGCGCTTCGTTTAACTTAACATACAGCTATTATACCCGCATACTATGCTAAAGTAAAGCGTTTACATCTGAATCTTTAGAAGCAGAACCAGCCGTTACATTTGATACACTTAACTCCACCGCCTGGTTGCGATACTTCTTCATGTTTGCAATTAGGGTCAGCGTCCCATAGTGCTAAATTGGGAAAATATTTGTTCGTGATTCTAGACAAATTCTCTTCAATAGGGTCTTTATCTCTTTGGGTCATATTCCACCACAGTTATTGATAACCTTGGGCTAGCACCGTTAATAATTCCTTCAATAGTTTCCCAATCGCCGCCAGCCAACCCAGCCCCGATCCTAGGAATTCCAACCAGTGCATTATCTTTATCCACATCTTTGTCTATAAAGAACCGAATTTGGGAATCCAGTCCAGCAAATACTTCTTTGATGCTCTTATTCAGAACATCTTGATCCTCAATACCAGGATAGAACTGGGTGTAGGCATTTACAATTAGGCCGAACGCCGTCCATGCAGTAGTAAATGTACCTAGTTTATTCCTATCTCCATGTTTGCTATGCTTCACATCTTGACTAAAAGCTACGGGAAATTGCTTCGAAATCTGAGCAGCAATACCAGCTCCCATCGTATGGAAACAGTTACAGCCGTGCACAATCGCATCAAATTCGCCATCTTTAAACAGCTTCAACAAATCGCCCTTCACAGTCTTAACTATCGGCATACTTCGCTCTATGTAAAATTCGAATAAAGAGATTATACCCTAATTTCTAGAACATAGAGAATAAATCAGCTGATTTCGCGGCTTCCTTTTCTGACTGGATTACTCGGAATTCCTTGATCTTCTCAGCAAGCAAGAGCATGTAGTCACGACGATCACGCACAAATACTTGGGCCTCTGAAGCTTTCTCAACTGAGATAATGATCACCAGTTTCTCAGCTTTCAGACCATACAACTCTTCAAGCATTATAGAATAGCAGGTTGCCTGAAGGAAATAGTTGGTAATGAACTTAGCCAACTTCTCTTTCGTAGCAGTCTTAAAGTCGATGATAGCCAACTCACCCTTGTACTTGGCGATACAGTCAACTCGACCAGCAAGTCCCATCTTCTTAGACCACATAGGCAATTCAAGCCCATAGACATCATCGACGTGAATCCGCATCACGCGTTCAATCTGACGATACATGAATTGATAATCGCCGGCCTCTTCAGGCTTAGGATTATTCTTGAGAAGATATTCAAGTGCCAAGTGGACGCCGGTTCCGCGAGTTGTGCAACGCTCTGACTCAGCATGTGCCTTATCTAGACCCCCAAGCCTTTCTGCCCATCGTTCGAACCAGCCGTCATCCTTCTCAAGAGAAGCGAGGAAAGTGGTTACTGACGGATATCTTGAACCGTCTGGAGTTACATACAGACGGCCTGTGGGCGAATCTATATTATAGCAATGATATTCCTCTAGGAAACACTGCCGAAATTTCTTGTCGGCAGTATTCTTGCGAGCTTTTACAAGATCAAATGACGGCATCAGGAATATACTTCAAACTGTAATATTTACCTTGCTTGTGAAAGTAGAAACGACCTTCCAGAACCCCACGTATCATATATTTGATATTACCTTCGAATTCTCCCTGTGCCATGTAGAAATTGCAACCATTACCATCCTTGAAAAGAGCTACATTGGAAGTATATTTCAGAATCTGATCAAACTCAAACCTACCTATGAACGGGCCATTTTGTTCAAAATAAATGCTATCTCTAACATAGTCCGAATGTTTCATATTGCCGTCTTTATCGAACGGAACACTAATCTTTTTAATGACCGCCATTCTTCACAATCTCCAAAACTTCGTCATAGTGGTAAGGGGCCATCAACCTATCCTTGCGGGTATCCACTCCAACATCCAGACGGTTGGGGAGTACACGGCACTCGTGGTGGGTGTCTCCATGCAAGTGGCCATGAAGATGGATCGTACCGTGTCGCATTTCTCGCCAGTTCTCGATAGGAAAGTGACACAATACTAGGTATTGATCACCGATCTTGATATGGTCATAGTCCTTCATAGATGCAAAGTAACCGGACAGACTACGGAGAGTCTTGCCATCATGGTTGCCCATGATCAACTCGATATTGCCATTAAGGCGACCCAGTACTTGGGCTGTCTTGGCATAACTACCAAAGCTGACATCACCCAGATGATAAACCCTGTCATGAGGCTTAACTCTCCCATTCCAAGATTGGACCATCAGTTCCGTCATCTCATCTGCGTCTTTACCGGCTCTTGTGTCAGGACAAAACTCCTGGATTCGCTTATGAAAATAATGCGTATCGCTTGTGAACCAGGTATCATACAAATTCATTTATCCTCCAGAAAGCCTCGGATGATATTGATCCGTGCTTGTTCATCTAATGTCAAAAACTCTGCCTTGTTCTCAAACAGGAAGTCGATCAGAGGGTAAAACTCCTCATCAATTCGCTGCTTAGCCTGATGATTGCTATCAGACAGAATACCTTCTAGCAACTTCTTCTCTCCAGCACGAGCTAGGAATTTGGTGATTAGATAATATGGAGACTTGATCTTCAAAGCCTTACCTGAGCTATTACCATATACCATAAATCCTTCGTGCTTGCATTCCTTGGCCATCTTCACAACGTCCGAGAAACGCATATTCAGATACGACTCAGGACGTTTACAATCCCAATGGAAGGCAAGGTGGTCCAATACACCCTCCATAATAGAAACTGTTTGTCCATTGTAATATACGGTGCCGCCAATAAGCCAAGCGCCCAATTCTTCCTTGATGATATGCGGATCAGTTTCATCGCAAATTTCAAATATCAAGGTGCAAGGACCAAGCTTCTTGATCTGATTTTCATACTGACTTACATGCTTCTCTACAAGGTCAACAAAATCGCTATCCAAACTGCCAGTAGTAGAGTAGATGAGATCATCTGATAAATCTGGAGCATAAGTAGCAACTCCCATAAAGCCATTGACCTTACGGACTACAGTGCAAATCTCATCGCGATCAATGTCTGTGCCGTTCTCATGATGATTGAACACCTTAGTGAACGGCTTAATGACAACATTGTAATCCTCATCTACTACCAAACCGCGACACTCATTCAAATATGGGCTGAGATGCCAAAGGTTATCATAGAATACGCTGTTCTTATACTTGAGAACGAACAGACCGGGATATCGCTTGGACTCCTTCCGAGACACCAGCTTCGGATTGTTCTCCACAAACTTCTTCAGTTCCAGTCGGTCGATATGCAATTACTTTCTCCATAAATTCTTCGTGTGGCTCATAACGAGCCCGCATCTTGGCCATAACATCTTCAGGAACGCCGTGAATACTACCATAGCCGTTATCCAACATACTGAATACCGCAATATCCTTGTTCAGCAGTTTAGCGAACCGGATATAGGGTTTAGCATCTTGGTACGACAGATTTGTGTTGGACACTATCACTGTCTCATCTTGAGCCAAGAAGGCTTCCGCCGTCTGTAGGCACCAACGATGTGCTCTGGATAGATTTTCGAATTCAAAGTTGTAAGAGCGGTCGGCATTACGATACCAGTACATATCCGCTTCAATATGAATACATCGATTAGCGCGAGCCAAATCCTTGGCCAGGGTTGATTTACCTGAGCCGGGAATACCGCGAATCAAAATCAGACAACCATCTTCAGCGGCGTGGTCTAAACCGCCGCTCACTTCATAATTTATCAAGTTACAGTCCCAACATCATACGTCTAAAATCCAGCGCATTCTTGATATCGAATCCACGCTGACGCAATTGACC